ATCCTTCAGTGTCGAGTAATCACCTTTCAGGTCACCNTAACTACCCATTACCCACCAAAGCCAGAAAGCTAGAATAGCGCAAGCACCAGCCAAGACTTTAGTTAGCGTTGTCATGCTGGAATCTCNACATGNGGCGCATCAATGAANTTAGTTTCNATTGGTAGTGATGGGTCANTCTTCCAGTTGATACCGAAGCGCAATTTAACGCCTAGCTCATCAGCAGCTTGCTTAACAGCATTCANTAGCGGNTTAAACTCATCAATCTGCCATTTAGTATTCACTGGGATGATATCTACCGCATGACCTGTNAAATGCCTGCTACTCATCGTTTGTGACTTACCTTTAGCCACTAACTCTTTTTGTCGCTCATGAGTTCGCAGACCTTCAATGACAATGAAATCGACAGGTGTTATTTCCAGCGTGCGACGAATAACTTTCACTAAGTCAGGGTTAACTCCCTTGAGATTGTTTTCGCTTCGNTGGCTGAATTTAAAATTGCTCATTTCCTACCGCCTGTATATTTAGCCCAAAAGAAATCAAGAGCNACTGANCCCATTGCGCCAGCCATGCCAGCTGCAAATAGAATTATGTACATTGAAGCGCCTGACTCTAAAGCACCTAACCCACCAAGCACACCAGTGAACCCTGATACCGCCATCTGAGACAATGCCCCGAACCAACTGAACGGATAACCATTCCTCTTGCTGTCAATTATGTAACGCGCTAAACCGCCATACAGTGAGATAGCCAATATGACACCCCATGCGGTTGCACCGACTTTTAGGTCTTTATCATCCATTCGTGCCATACCGCCTCCTTAGTGGAGGAATTTAGTTAATAGATAGCCGCGCACAATCTCTATGNGTCAATTNAGTGTNTGTNATTAGAATTCTGTGGCGGCGTATACGAAAAAAGCCGCACTAGGCGACTTATTGAATGTGAACTTGTAAGGATTACTTACAGATTAAATTAGCGATATGGGAATCCCCATAACGGAACAATATCAATGTGTTAGAAACAGCAAAGCCCCACCGAAGTGAGGCTCTATTTTCTTCGACCTCTCAGCCGATGCGGTTGGAGTTCCAGTCCAAATAGACGAAGTGACCAACTAGGCGGGATCGATAACAAGCGCCGCCTCTTTTACCTTGTTACCTGCTCTTTGCTTTCACGACCGAGCATACACTAAATATACAGACTCATAACTTAATTTCAAGTAATTTCTGAAATATTTTTCATTTCAATCCCATACTGTGAGCGTTCTCTCGCTATTTCATCTTGCATTACCATATACAACTTCGCATTAAATAAACTAATACACCAACGTACACGGTCAATACATTGTTTGATAGTCAGCCAAGGAGCTATTTGTTCCTGCATATAATTTGCGAGAGTTTGCAGAGTATTTCTGCCAAGATAGTAATCAGTGGCGACAACATAAATAGGATTGGACTTGTCGAACGCTTTCAATATTGCTTTCTCTACAAAATCAGCTTCATCTACATCGTTGGCGCGCTGAAACATGTCGCTGAGAGATTGTTTAGGAAATAATATTGCTCTGGCTTTTTCTTCAAGTTCCTGTCCTGTGTAGCCTTCTTTGCTTAGCTGGTCGAATACCTTGGTAAATCGTTCGATATTTTCACCAGACCATCCAGTAATGAAACGCCATATACCATCACCTCCTCCACCATAGCCAAGATAATCACCGCCTTTCATTTCGTCAGCCCATATAGATATGATCGCCCTTGTCCATCTTTCTTGTGGTGGAGTTAATCGTCTAGCCTTGCCTAAATATGACTTCCTTGGCGACTTTGCCAGTTGAAGATAAATATCAGAATTACGCCCTCTCATCTTACCTCCGGCAATACTGTGTGATAGCGGTCTTTTCCTACTGAGAACATGATCGGATATTTAAGCCTTGTTGCCTGTCCGGTTTCCATTACTCTCATTAGCCCATTTTTTAACTGAACAACGGACAGATACCGCTTTGGTTTCCTTCCAGTTCGTTCGGTCTCAGCGCGAAACCTGCACTCTTCAATTGCTGCGACTATGTCAGTGAACATGAGTTAACCTCTTCAGCATTTTGTATTTACAGGAAAATAAATAAGCCTTTCTTCTCACGGCAGATATTTTTCTATTTCGCCTATACTTGATATATTCATAAGGTAGCCATAGCACAGCAAAAACTCCCCACGACGCTACCGCTAACCATGCATCGAAAGTCATACATCCCCCATCTGATAAGTAATACCTTGCTGATACCAATCAGGAAGCGTGAACTCAATCCGACCCGTTACACCTTCACTACGCAGTTCCTGAAGCCGTTTAAGCTCACCTTTCATGTGCTGGTATAAATCATCCATCTGCCACGGCTTTAACTTCACCGCCGTTCCTGCTAAACGAGCCACGCTATCAATAGTCATCTCGCTGTAGGTGATAACAGCGTGAGCATTAAATTCATGTGGGTCTTCGCCTAGTTTTCGGTGACAGCCAGCGCAGTGTGAGAAGGCGTTGAGAGGATGATATCGAGTTGCTTTGTGTCGTCGTGATTTGAAGTGGGAGCAGTGAAGTTTTGAAGGTTCGTGTCTAAAGTGTCTTCCGCAGTAGTCGCATTCGTAATCTGTTCGTTCCCTGACTAACTGCGAAAATACAATATCGTATTTATCGCGTTTTAGTGCCATCTATACCCCCATAAACCCCATCGCTAAAGTAACAATCGAAAAGAATAGAATTACGTGTCTGGTTCTAATCACACTCTCACCCCACTCAGCAATGTATCTAGCTTTCTTAACGATGGATTACCCATTCCTTTCACGTTAGCTCTATCAACAATAACCATCCCTGTGCCTAGTGGCTCATTACCTCTTACGCAGTGGCTTTGCTTAAAAATCTCGGTGAAGTTATTTTCGATGATCTGAATTGCATTGCGTGATACTTGATATTTGACTGTTCCGCCGATTTTACCGACCACAGTTATTGCGCCAAACTTATGCATTAACCCGAGAATGAAACTCACATATGAGCGAGACATACCGGTTAAACTTGTCGCTTTCTTTGCTGTGAAATATTCGAATCCACTTACAGCGTTAATAACATCGATTGCTCTTTCTCCTTGCTGGGTCATGATTTCACCTTGTTTAAATCGTGGCGGTTGATGTGCTCTCTGCGCATGTTTTGTAATGAAATTACTAAGGCATGAGCCTCGTCTAACTTCTTGTCGATTTCTTTTAGTTTTTCTTTAGGCGTCATTTTCATTCTCCACCTCATCAACTAGTCGATTCATATACCAACGGGCTTTTTTCAAATCTTCGACCGGGTTAATTTTCTTCTCATATCGCCAGACGTATTTTTGTATATTCCCTTTGAGATACCCCAAGAATGCTTCGCGGGTCATGCTAGCTTTGATAGCTTCTATGCATTCAATGCCGCCTGATGCATAGTGAGCTGGGTTATTTACGTTATCTGTCATCTTATTTTCTTCACCTTTACCAAATAAATCAGCAAATCCGCCCATGCGCTGAAGAGTGTCATTACATTTCTTACAAGCGTTTTCATGCTTAGGTCCAATGTAACTACCCCCGCACCATTTGCATTCAGTGTGGGTATATTTTCCTTCTGGATAATCCCTTTCTGATTTTGCAAAACTCACTTTCTCGCCCTCCGCTTCTTGGCAGCTCGGTTTATCTTTGCGTGACCTGTGATGCGCTTAGTTGATGTTGGGTAGCTATACCAGTAGCTATTACGATTGATACCCCATAAGGCGTTCTGTGATGCTAGTGACGCAAGAAAACGCGCCATTTTTGATATGATATTCATCTCTCTTGCTGCTCCTTGAGTTTCATGTATTCCGAATTATTTGGGGTTGTCACGAGACAACCTATACCCGCCGCCCAGCATTCAACCTGCTCCATGAAGTGGAACATTTCACCNGTATCTAANTTTGATGTTTTTCGTANCGTCCTGACGCGCTCTATATCTTGCGTGGTGGCATCAATCATTTCAGTGACCTCATANCCTAGGAATGTATGCTTTAGCATNTCCTTGACGGTCTCAGGNGTGAAATTAGACTTGTTCTTGCATAGATATTTGCTTACCTCTCCGCACCACATATGAAAGGTGGCATTCTGAGATAGTGAGCGTGTGGACTTCCAAGGCTTGATAATGATTCGGTGTGGTTGGTTTGTTGCTAGAACTTCTTTGAGGTGTTGCCATGCTGCGGTTTTGGTTGATTCGTGGAAGAGGAAATCTGCTTCCAATTTAGCCTCCTATTCAATATTTTAAAAACACGTTGTTGAATAAGAAAAAACAAATATAAACCATGGATATTAACCAGAGAATTATCGCTGCTGCTGATATAACCTTCATCGTGATAACAAACCAGTTATTATCCCCGTCAAATACCTTCAGCATGATAAATGCCATTGCAAAGCCTAACCCGCAAAATAGGTTCATGCTGATTTTGTACATCAATGTTATTGGATCACTCACTGTTAGCTCTCCTGTAATGACGCGGGTATTTGCACTTCTTCCCCTAGCTGATACAAAACAACAAAGCGACAAATTGCTTCTCTGTAATTAGAGCCATGTCCAATCGGGTAATCACTATCATCCCTTGGTGATGTCGAGACGCGTGTCGCTGAGTAAAAATCTTCATAGATACTTAATTCAATGCAGTACTTTTCAAGTAATTCTCCGCAGTGCTCCCATTGCTCTGAGTAATGCTTCCTGTATGCATCTTCCCTGTGAGATTCCCCATTTGCTTCTATGACAGCCCAGTCTAGAGCCTTACCTCTTAGCTCTCTCGCTCTTACTGTTATCATCATTCACCCTCTGGCATTGGTGGGAGTGGCATCCAGTGGGATGGGTAGCAAATTAACTGGGTTCCAAGTATCTCTTGGTCTAACCAGCAAAAGTCACCATCACTATCTAGGTATGCGACCATCATTTCTTTAGTATCGTCACAGTAAACCAACACTTCGTTATTATCTTCAGGTAGTGAATCACTACACTTGACCCAATTAGTTCCCTGCATTCTGACCTCCATTGATGAAAGATTTAGCCCGACCTCTCCAGCTAGCCATCCATGCCCGATATCGTTTATTAACTTCATGGTCTGAATACTCAGAGAGTATGCCTAGTCGTTTTCTGCATGAGATTATGTATTCAACCGTATTGCCTATTTCCTTGGCGCACCACTTCTCAAACTCTGTTGGATTAGTTCCCTGCATTAGATGCCTCCGCGTCCTTTAGCTTTTCGTATAGAGCGCATTCCTCTTCGTCGCCAAAGCCATCTCGGAATAATTGCTCTAGTAACTCAATGACTATTTCTTGCTCTCGTTTATTTAATTCCATCCTAGAAGTCCTTATGATTTGGTGTGTTGCGATTGACGGTTGCAATATCAGCTCGAGCCATTGCGTGAGTCTGATCCGTGTCGAATAAGCAAAGTCCTTTCTGGTCTACAAATGCTGTGCCAGCTTTACCATGACGGTTAAGTCTCACAATCAGCTCTGTAAGCGTCTTGTCGGCTTTGTCGTTGTAAACTGAGTCTTTGTATATTCCCATCCAGTAATCGCAATCCTGCTCGATTTGACCAGTGTCACGGCTATCACTTGGCATAGGTCGCTTGTTGGTTCTATCTTCAAGTTTGCGGTTTAGCTGTGTGAGTAATACCACCGTGGTATCAAGCTCTTTAGCCAGTTGCTTGAGCCCTTTGGTAATTTCACCGTAGGCAATATCGTTACGGTCTGCTTTGCCAGCTTTCATCAGCGTTAAGTAATCCACACCGATAAACCCGATTTTCCCAACCTTGCGTTTCAACTTCCGGCACTCTGACTGAATGTGCTCAAGTGTCATCCCTGCCGTATCATCGACCCAAATGTTAGGTTTTTCGCTCAAGTCACTTATAGCCTTGCCAAGTAACGCCCATTCGAAATCATCCTCAGTACCGCCGTAGAACATGTCAGAGTTTAAGCCTGACTTCTGACTTACCATCCGTTCAACCAATTGCTGATTGGACATTTCCATGCTGAACAGAGCCACTGGCAGTCCATCATCAGAAACGTTCTTCGCCATTTCAGTTAGAACGGTTGTCTTACCCATCTTTGGACGTGCACCGATAACGAATAGGGATCCACGCACAACAAATTTAGGCGCTAGCATGTCATCAAGTGGCTTAATTCCTGTCTTGAGACCAACAAACTGATCGGGATTGTTAAACATGTTTTCTACGCCTTCGAACCATTCAGGCAATAGCTCAGCCATATTTTTCAAACCAGACTTGCGACCAGTAACACCGTTTTCGCTTGCGTCAGTTACTAGCTTCTGCACGAACTCCATTTTTTCACCAAAGCTTAGAGTGCTTGGCTCAATCAGTAATCGTGTGGCTTCGTTGATTTTTTCAATGGCGTAACGCTCACTGGCATACTCTTTGATTTTCTTCGAGTAGTGGATCACGTTTGCGGCGCTTGGCGTGTTCTTTGCAATTTCAGCTAGATAACCCAATCCGCCAGTAGTTCCTTCGCTGCCAATTGCTTTCAAGCCGTCAGACACGGTTAAGATATCAATCGGTTGATGCTTGCTAGCCATTGACCTCATTTGCTCAAAGATAATCTTGTGGTGTGTGCCGTAGAAATCATCTGGCTTCAACACGGAAAATACACGCTGAGCATTGTCGCTGTTTGGGTCAATCAGTAGGGATCCGATAACGCTCTGCTCGGTCTCAATGCTGTGTGGTACTTGGTAACTCATAATGAACCTTCCCTAGTTTTTACCACTGTTGCTGGTCTTAACAGGTAATCGAAATTCGCTCTCCAACCCGAATCGTTTTCGCCAAAATAAAACTCCTTGGCTGAATTCATGAAATATTCAAAATAGTTTTTAGCCGCCTCGACCGTTGGCTCTTTGAGTTCTTTCAGGAATTTTGAGATAGCTCGTTTTCGTTTGTCATTCAGTGATTCAGCGTTTGGCAATCTGTCACCTGCTGCTTCGTTGAACGCATTCATAATTTCGATGTAGGGAATGTTATTTTTTCGATTAGTTGAAATTAACTTTTCACAGTCCCCCTCTTGAGGGGTTAGGGGAGTATTTAATTCTTGTTCAAGTACATTCTTATTCTGTTTCACTTCTTTTGTTACTAGGTTAGTAACCTCAGTTGCTACGCGAGCGTTGGTATCACTGAGTTTGTTTGTCACCTCGTTAGTAACTTTCTTTGTCCCCTCGTAATTCACCTGATATTCAAGGTAATTTGTGATTGTAATTATTGTCCCGTGTCGTGTGCCAGTGCGGGTTATCATCCCTTCCTGCTCAAAAAAATCCAGCATGTCTCTGATTTGTTTTTCAGTCTTTTCCTTTCCCTTTGCATCTTTCAGTTTTCGAGCTAAAACTTTTGCTTTTGTTACCAACTGACCAGTCCGAAGATCCCAAGATACACCACCAAATTCAACCGTTGTTGGCTTATGCCTTGCTTGCCCTAGTAATCTTACCCATAGTGCAAGCTTCACTGTATCTTCTGCCCAACTTGCATTAAGCAGGCTCCTGAATATCGCGACATGACCAAGCTTAGAGTTATCCATGCGAGAACTCCTAGTGTGGTTCTTGTTGCCAAAATCAGCGTATGCAACGTTACTCATGCCGTTTCCCTCCAGTGACTTCCTGACGACGCTCAAGCCGTAATTTTGCATCTTCCAATGCAGACCTGAGCGCCTTAGCTCCCTGCTCAGTGACCGAGCGATTAGCCCGATCACGCATGACGTTTTTATGCACAGCGCTGTAATTAAATTTGTTTTTCATGTATAATTACTCCTGCTTACGAAAATTAAATTAGTTCTAATTGAGCCTCATCGGTTGCCGCCTTTGAGGTTTTTCTTTTTAGCTTTCCTGTTCCTTCAAGTACCTGAATTAACCTTTCTGCATAGTCACCTTCAATCACTACGCTTCTAGACTTCTCAGGCATTGATACAGCTTCAGTAGGTAAGCCATAACGAGCTATAGCCTTACAAGCCAAGCTGAATATGCGACTCTTCTCTCTACTAGCTGAACTCGGGTGAATACCCATTGCTTTAGCGAACCCGTCATTTCCATCTTTAAACATCATTTGAAAGAAATAGGTTTCGAGTGTTTCTGGTTTACATGTGATTTTGATATTTTTTGCTGTGTCCATTTGTTAAATTCCTTTTGACGTAGTTAGTCCGTTGCTCACGATCCTGTGAGTTAAGTTTGCACACGATGCATGTGCGGATTGATTATTAAAGAGCGAGTGAATTACTTTTTACTGCTAGGGAATGGTTTAATTTCAATTGCCTGAACACCATTCTCTGTTGATGTTAATAAAATATTTCTACCCTCTCTTAGGGCTTTGCTAATTGCGGTCTGATGAACCCCAATTAAAGATGCTGCTTTTTCCTGACTGTTTTCTTTTACAAACTCAGATAATGGAATTCTTTCCATGGTTAATCTCCTTTCTATTCCACAACACAATAATACTGAAAGTATTAATAAAGGTCAATACATATGGTATTAACACTTTTAATAGCATTGGTATTAGAATTGACGCTATGAGTTCTAAAAATAAATTGACGACAGAACAGCTTGCCGATGCTAATCGACTAAAAGCTTTGTATGAGTCCAAGAAAAAAACACTAGGTATCACTCAACAGCAAATTGCTGATATGTTGGATATTAGCCAGGGTGGTGTTGGTCATTATCTGAACGGAAGAAACCCGCTTAATGTTCAGATTGCCTCTGTTTTCTCTAATATACTTCAAGTCCCTATCAGTGACTTTAGTCCGGTTTTAGCTAAAGAAGCAGAGATGATCACAAATGCGCTATCGCCTAACGTGTCAAACCCTAGACCGTATAGACCTGCTCCTAAATACCCTGTAATTAGCTGGGTGCAAGCTGGATCATGGAACGAAGCATGTGAGCCTTACACGTTAGATCAGATTGATGAGTGGTATGAATCGGAAGTGCACGTGCAAGGCGCTGCGTTTTGGCTAAGAGTTGAAGGTGACTCAATGACGGCATCATCAGGGCAAAGTGTACCAGAGGGTTCGCTGGTCTTAGTGGACACAGGCAGAGAGCCAATAAACAACAGTTTGGTAATAGCGAAAATGACTGATTCAAACGAAGCTACATTCAAAAAACTAGTTATTGATGGCGGTCAGAAATTCTTAAAGGGCTTAAACCCTGCGTGGCCTATAACTCCAATCAATGGAAACTGTAAGATCATCGGCGTGGCTGTTCAGATGATGATGAAGTTAGTCTAGTGCCAACGGTGAATTTTAGGTTGTGATATACATCTATTGGTAAAGATATGGTTATAGACTAATTAAGCTGAATCATATAAATTGCCGCAAATTTATAAAATAGAGTACTAGGCATTATTAATGACAACTACCGTTTATGATTGTGATAACAAACTAGCAGCTTGTGATACGCGATGGTCGGCAAACCTCAACATTGGAGGAGATGATTACATTATTCATGTCGATGATACTGGTTTTAATAAAATAGTATCAAGAAAAGGCGGAATAATTATATGTGCAGGCGATGGAAAGACCATCGAGAAGATAAAGAAATGGTGGTCTGAAGATATCCTTGTGGCAGATGATATGCCTGACTTAGAAGAGGCTGGTAAGTTTAGTGTTGGTCTATTGATGATAGCTTCAAATGGAGTTATTGTTCATGACTCTGGATTGAAGCAAGTTTTATATGATTATGAAAAAGATCACAAGCATGCTATCTTTTTAGGTAGCGGAGCTAAATCTGCCGCAAATTTTTTCATCAAGTGTGGGTGTGCAAAGTCATCAGTAAAAGGAGCTGAATCCCTAGACCCATGGTCAGGAGGTGAGGTTAAGTTTATAGATCTCAACACCTTGGAAAATAACCTCGATGATGAAAATTTGAATTACAATAGTATACTGACTTCAATGGCTGACAGAGGTGAAATCATGAAAGCAAATGATATATATATCGCCAACTCTTCTAGTGTTGAGACGATGAAACTTTCAGATCACCCTCAGGCGGACGAAATAAAAAGCATTTTGGCAAACGGATCTGTTAAGGCTTATTCCCCTGTGGGTGGCGATAGAGCTGAATGGACAAAAGAAGAAAATGAGCAAATTAAAATTGCAGCAGCTAAAATAGCCAGCATGGAAATGCTCATGAACAACTAGCATGCATCTTCTTTCAAGAAAAGCCCTCCCCGCGAGGGCTTTTTTGTGCCCGCTATTCCACGTCAGTGTGATTTTCCTCTCAAGATAAATAATTTGTGAAAATAAATTCCGTTTAAATTCAATCAAATAATACTTTTAGTACTTATTTTAATATCATTAGTATTGACCATAATTAATACCTTTAGTATTATTCATTTCATCAAAGGCAAGCACCATGAAATACAGCCTAATGCTCTTTAACAATTTGGATATCACACCTGATGCTGAGTGGAGAGATCTGCGTAACTCAGTTCCCTGACAATCCCCAGCCTTCAAGGGGGCATGGCATTCTCGGGCAAGCGGCGGACAGTGTCGGGTGTGAGCTAACTTTGGGATTGGTGAATGCGCAGGCTGATGCGATGAGACGTCAAGTGCGAATTGGTTAGCGCTGAACCAGCGGTAATCGGTCAGGCGGAAGCAGCGTTATGTCTATGCGATTGAAACGCACAATGTAGGAGCTCAGCACCTACCACCAATCACCAAAGTTAACTCGGAGGAAATATGAACTCTAAGAAACGACAGGAAAGACGACGCAAGGCATGGATCGCCGAGCGTAGAAATAAGCCTCATACGGCATATAACGGCACGGACTGCCCGATAGCAAACTTGGTACTGGAACTAAAATCAGCACCAGACACACACAAGCAACCACGGATACGCAAGCCGATTATGAGTGATGGAAGTGTTACGGCACGTTAAATAGGAGATGGAAAATGAATATCGAACAGGTAGAAAAAGAAACAATCTCAGCAATGAAAGGTCTTGCTGATGTGCTAAAGGTAAAAACGGAAGAAATTAGAGCGTTGGATGCTGCTAAATTGGCAACGGATAGCATCTTTAATCCAACATTCGCCAATCTAACCGAAGAGTCGCAACGGGCAGCTCGTGAGGTTCTATCAACTATGCTGATAGATAGCTATCGACACAACTTTAAATTGACTCGTGATGACATTTTAGAATTAGGTCACAGGGTTAGAAAGGCATTTGTGACCTTGGAAAGTGAAGAGCCTAAACCTGAAATGTGCTGCAGCGGTTCAGTTGGAATTATGGAAAAAGATTAGATTCTATCTAGGTTGTGGAATCTTCTTCCCGCTGATTCTGTTACTAGAACTTTAGCTCGAGTTCGAATGGATGTCGCTACATTAACAGCCATTGTAGTAACGGTAGTTAAATCCTGATCTCCTTCGAAAATATATTCAGCATCTGGTAGTGAATAAATCACCCCATTAGTTGACTCGATAGTTTTATCAAACCCTGAATTTTCCATTTTTTGATATAGAAGATTGTATTCATCATATCCTGCATTTGGTAATTCAATCCTAACCGTATACCTAGGCATTAAAACATTCCTTATTTTGACTGTGGAATAACCAATATATCAATTTTCCTTGACTGTGGAAAGGAAGGAACCACCTCGCCTGATGTGGTTAAAAGCAGGCACAGTTAACTAATTACAGTCCATCAAGGTGGGCTGTGGTGAGTTGATTAATAGATAGGAGTTATATATGCACACTTGTCATAGATGTGGCGATGAAATCGAAAGTGTAGATGACATCATGGATGGTGATGACTACGGGTTCGATGAAGTTTGTAAAGAGTGTCTTGATGAACTTAAAGAAGACAGCTGCGACTAGCATAGCATTTGATTAATAGATAGGAGATAGAGATGGATATTACGATTGAGTGCGACAGCGTGCAGTGTGATGCACGCATGAACAGAAACGTTGAAGTAACGCTTACTGGTGCAATTCTTGATGGATTTATCAGCGTCGATGACATCATCAGTGAATACTCGGCAGGCACACTGTTAGATGAAATTGATAATGATGACATTATCAGCCACTTAGAATGCCAAGGCTACACAGTCACCAAAGACTAGCATCGTGTTTAGTTAATAACGGAGGGGGTATGACATGGGAAAAATGACATTCGTAGTTGAGTATGAAGACGGCAAGGAACCGCATATTAGCTTCAACATGGAAATCTTTGGCGGAAAGGTGATAGAAGCTGGCTTTCGTGATTATAACGACGACATGCTGACTGAGGAAGAAATAGAAGCGCTGATGGAATGCATAAATATTAATGAGTTAGAAAATACTTCTGCTAGTGTTGATGTGGACATCCTTCTGAAAAAACTAGGAATCACATTAGTCAGACAGTAGCAATCGCAAAAGCCCTCGGTCAGCAGTAACCCACCGCACCAACACCAGAACCTAAATAACAATCGCTATCAATCGATAAGTGAGGGATTTCTTATGCCAAAAATTAACGAATTAAAACGTCAGGAACTCAGCTATCGACTTAATAGCGAGAGCTTCAAGGATGAAGTTAAAAACAAAATTAAGTGGGATTGGGTAGCGATTGTTATCGCCCTACTTGCTTTCATAACACTGATATCGAGGTGGATATGAACAAACTTATTTTTGAATCCAAAAACATGTACACCGCAACGGAACCTGCGGCATGTGGTGGAACAAGAGCAATCATTCACATGGATAGTGGATATCTCATTGAAACGGATGACCCTGAGACTCTTATTTTAAGCATGAATGTAACAAAGGAATTGTTACAAAAAATACTCAGGGAACGGTATGAGGACGCAGCATGAGAATTTCAGAGTATGAAAATTTCGCCACAATTCCAGACCGTGAGCACCTAGCAAATCAGGATGATGAGCTAACTAATGAAATGGCTCAGCGGTTTTATGATGCCCTTCCCTCATCTGTCATACGGAAAATGACAACTCAAGAATCAGATGAAGCATGGAATGCTTTTTTTGAAGCTGCAAAAATCGAAAGGAGGATGTTTTGAGCACATCAATAATAGATTTTGTAAAACAGCAAGAGCAATTATTTTGCAGTGCAGTTACAGACCAATCAATAACATGGGCTAAGGAAAGTCAGTTCGCAATACAAGCATTTCAACGAAATGATGAGCTAGCAAAGGTAGCTATAGAAAACCCTGCCAGTGCACAGAATGCGATCATTAATGTTGCTGCAATTGGAATCACATTAAACCCAGCAAGCAAACTGGCTTATCTAGTGCCAAGGAAAGGCGTTGTTTGTTTGGATATCAGTTACATGGGGCTATTGCATTTAGCTCAAGCAACGAAAGCAATTGAATGGGGTCAATGCAAGCTAGTTCATGAAAATGATACTTACGAATCTAACGGATTAGATACCCCTCCAACACATAAATATAACGCATTCGGCGATAGAGGCGCGATTGTTGGTGGCTATTGCACTGTCAAAACTCCAAGCGGTGATTATCTCACGGAAGAAATGAGTTTAGCAGAGATAAAAACTGTGCAAGCTGCGAGCAAATCAGCTAATGGACCATGGAAAACTTGGTGGGATGAGATGGCGCGTAAAACAATAGTTAAGCGCGCTAGTAAATACTGGCCGCGCAGGGAGAGACTAGACCAAGCCATTGACTACGTTAACACCGAAGCGGGCGAAGGCATCGACTTCAAAAATGAACAGTCGCAGGCTCGTGATGTAACACCTGCCAGCAAGCAGCAGATGGACGATATCGCCGGATTGATGATGAAAGTTGATGGTGAATGGAGCGATACATTCATGGAATTCATCAGCAAGAAATTCAATCGCCAGATTACCCACCATGAACAGATAACCGTGTTTGAAGCGAACGTAATCATCGACATGCTAAGGAAAAAGGCAGAAGGAAAATGATTAGCAATGACATCATTCTAAGCAAAACAGGCATCGATTTAACCAAAGTAGAGCAAGGAAGCGAAGAGTGGTTGTCAATCAGGTTAGGTGTTGTGACTGCCTCTGAGGCATGGAAAGTCATCTCTAAACCAAAGCCTGGCACTAAATGGCCAGACACAAAGAAAACATATTTAAACACCCTTATTGGTGAAGTTTGCACGGGAGTTTACAAGGAAGTATCAGCAAGGACGCTGGAATGGGGTAAAAACTACGAATTAGAAGCAAGGATGACATTCGAGTTTTACACAGGGTTAACGGCAAAGGAAGTGCCAATAATATTCAAAGACGAGCAGCTAAGGATAGCTTGCTCACCAGACGGCATTTGCAGTGATGGTTCAGGATTAGAGCTTAAATGCCCGAATAACACGGACGTATTTATCGACTTAGCATTGAACGGAATCGATGCAATGAAAAAGGAATATGTGGCTCAAGTTCAATATTCCATGTGGGTTACAGGTAAGGATATCTGGCACTTTGCAAATTTTGACCCACGAATGCCAGCAGGAAAAGAAATTGCATATTTCCCTGTGGAGCGTGACGAAAAAATGATGAAAGAATTCGACGAATTAGTGCCCGAGTTCATTGAAGTAATGGATCAGGGTTTAAATAAATTAGGCATTCAATTTGGCAATCAGTGGGGTAAGCCATGCTAAACGAAGTAAATATTATTGGTCATCTTGGTAATGATCCTGAAATTAGATATCAACCTAGCAGTGACGCCATAGCAACTATGTCTATCGGATGTTCTGAGCGTTGGAGAGATAAAAAAACGGGCGAGCAAAAAGAAAAAACGGAATGGATACGTGTTGTTGTGTTCGGAAAACTAGCCGAGAACGTTGGTGAGTATCTTAAAAAAGGTTCACTAGTTTTTGTAAAAGGAAAATTCAGAACTAGAAAATGGCAAGACCAGTCAGGACAAGATAGATATTCGACTGAGGTCACTGTGGGCATGGATGGTATTGTTAAGTTTCTGGACAAGAAACCACAATCACAATCAACACAGCAACAAGGTGGATGGGGACAGCCTCAGCAGCCACAACAACAAGCGCCACAGAATGAGCCACCGATGGATTGGGATGGCAATATTCCCTTCGCTCCTATCGGACTCCCCTACCCACGCCACGCTATTTATGTGATTTAACCAAAGGATATAACCATGAAAGCTACGGACGGCTTAATTTAACTCGCAGGGATGCAATGAATAAAAAAATGCCGACACAGGGAGGTCGGCGAAAATTGCACAGCTTGTTACTACTCTTTCGGGGTTAAGTGTAGAAGGTAAATAAGTGTTTGCCATGAAACGTTTTAATCCTAGCGATTAAATATATGCAATGAAGAGGAATGAATATGAAATTAACAGAGCGTCAAATTAGCACATTAAAAAATGTAGATAATGGCTCAGGTCGTTTGTGCAATAAAAGAACCCTGTCCTCACTTGAGAAAAAAGGGCTTATTAAATTGCACATTCCAATTGGCTGGACATTAACTAAAGATGGCGTTCATGAATTAATGAAGGTGGAGTGATGAAAGTCTATCTCGACGACGAGCGCATGACACCAGATGGATTTGTGCGTGTTTACTGGCCTGATGAAGCCATTAAATTACTGGAAACTGGCGAGGTTGAGTTAATTAGCCTAGACCATGATTTAGGTGATGATGAACGAGGCACAGGCTACGACGTTTTATTATGGATAGAGGAACAGGTTTATTTAAATGGATTTATAGCACCTGAAATTATTATTCACTCTTCTAATTCATCAGCACGTCATAAAATGGAATTGGCAATTGCAAATATTAAAAGGTGGAGTGATGGATAAATTAGCCGATGTTCGTGCTGTATTCGAGAAGCTATATAAAGAACAAACCGTATTTATTGAAAATACTCATGGATATGATAGCCAGAAATTCGCTTTATGGGCTGGATTTCAATTGGGATGGCAAGCATCACGCGAGAGTTTGGAGGTTGAATTGCCAGATAAATATACACTTGAATATATGCAAGATGATTTATCAGATTCTGAGTGTGATTTCTTTAAATGTAACGATATAAAAAATGAATTATTGAGTAATGGAGTTAAAATAAAAAATGGATAAAATACCAGTTGTATATAGCAATAGTTACCCGTCTGGCTCTTTTCTTAAAAATGTCAAAGATTCAGAAGCTGCATATTGCATTGTCCACTTATTAGGTGTTATTGAAAATAAGTCTAAAGATTTAATTTTTCGCGGGGCAATGCTCAATGATGGAAATATGATAATTCGAGGGATGGTAAATCACGCAATCGAGAAAACATTATGCGCGATGCTTCATCAATATGATTGCAATATTGCCAATGAAGACCACAAAAGAAATACAGAAACCATGGCTGACGTTATATTGAATGGCGGATATGATAAAGATATTACTGATTCAATCATTGGCATTACTTCTGGCATTAAAATAAACGAAGAATAACAATGTAAATAATCGGATATGTATTACTCATGCTAATACAGGGTTCTGCTGTGCCTGTTACAGAGCAAATATACACACAGCAAGAATGCGAGAGCCGTGCTATGCAGATAATGCAGGTACGGGATGTTGAGATTATGTGCGGAAAGGTAATTAGATAATGAATAAATTAAGAGAGGAAATAACAAACCTTCTAAGATACAACAAATTAACCATAGATGAATTATATTATTTATGCAGCTCTGAATATTCTAAAAGTCAGGTTAGTTGCGTGGTCGGTCATTTAGAGGCAGGAGGGATTATCAGGAAAAGCATTTGTGAGTATTGGGAGATAATCAATGAATAAATACACCGAACTATCTGACTTCGAGATTAATAAAAAGGTTGCCGAGGCGTTAGGTTTGCTACCACATTTATTTATTGCGAGCGATGTAGGTAAGTTGATTTGGGATGTTCCCTCAAACCATAATTACGGAGATATAATAAGCAAAAAAGGGTGTGAGTTGGATTTTTGCCGCACAGTAAATAATGCATGGGTAATTATCAATGCATATGGAATTAGTCTTGTATATCAAGATAGGCAATTCCAATTCGCAACTAATGACGGAAATATAGAATGTAGCATTAGTAACCCATTAAAGGCAGCAATGATTATTTTCTTATATATGAAGGATGCGGAGAATGATCAATGAAACAAGTTCAAGCAATGACGACGTTAGTATTAATTGATGGCGTTACTTATCAAATAGCATTACCAAGGAAATACGTTTCCCTTCAGGCAAAGCAAGCATTGATGTTTGCTCAAGAGTTCGGCGGTGGAATTATCCCATGTACGTTTACTAACATAAAGCCAATGGAAGCCGATGGATTGCCTTTTAATATAAGTGATAGCAAGGATGAAGGATGATTACGGAGGCAGCCACACACCAAAGGAATTGCGTGATAGATGGCAAACCCCCTTACCTTTATTTACAGCACTGGACGCTGAATTCGGTTTCTATTTAGATGCCGCCGCCGACAAAAATAATCACCTTTGCACTCATTACCTTACCGAAAAAGACGACTCGCTAAATTGCGATTTGGAAAGTTACGGCGCTATTTGGGTGAATCCCCCGTACAGTGAAATTCAGCCTTGGATTAATAAAGCCGCTGAACAATGCAAAAAGCAATTGCAGCCAGTAGTGATGTTAATTCCTGCTGATACTTCTGTCGGTTGGTTTAATTCGGCATTAGAAACGATTGATGAAGTGAGATTAATTACAGGAGGTCGAATTTCATTTATTAACGCTGGAACAAATAAAAAAGTCAACGGAAATAATAAAGGCTCAATGCTTTTAATATGGCGACCGTACATTAAACCACGAAAGATAATTAGCACTATCGATAGAGATGAATTAATGAATATCGGCAATCAAATATTAAATGAATGGAAAATAGCATAGGTGAATTATGGATATTATCGACTCAGCAAACGAACTAGAACAATTACACATTCAAGCCGCATTATCAAATCGNCANCCAGTAATTAAATCAATAAACGGAATGTGCATCTGGTGCGAAGAAATNCCAGCAGCACCAAATAGCGCATATTGCAGTAAAGATTGCGGAGATGATGATGAGCAATATAAGCGGAAAAATGGATGATGTGACGCTTGAAAATGGACGTAGGGCTATTGCGAGGGAATGAAAGAAAGAATTAGAAAATAACAAGCCGCTTAATGATGTAAAACGAAAATCAATTCTTAACAAGTACCTAAATAAATTCGCCACTTGGCTATCGCCAGACCAATTAAAGAAAACGACCGTAAATATATGGCTTAGTGTTTATGTTGAAAAGTTACATAAGGAAGAAAAGCATGGATAACGTAAATAAGATTCTAATTTGCAGAACTGAAATACAGGAAATGCTCGGCGGGATATCTAGAACAACATTCTATTACAAGCGCAAAGAATGGGAAAAAGAAGGCACTCCGTTCCCCGCCCCTGATAAAAACCACCAACCAATTAAAGGCGGTGGTACTTTATACAGATATAGGGAAGTTATGAATTTCTTTAAGAACAAAGGTTACTTTGATAATTGCTCGATGTGA